TATGTTAACAAATGACATGAGATGTACGCCGCCTTGTATTTAAATGACAGAAGAACCAAAAGCGCACAAAGAAGTATTAACGGCGCACGAAAAGGCTACGATGACATGGCGCTGGACGGCGCTGATTATATATTTATTGATATGCTTTTATGATTTTATGTTCGTACCTATATGGTACGGAATCAACCGCCCCGATATAAGTTTATTTATGGAAATTATCAACAGCACTCCAGAACCAATGGTTCAAATGGAATTGATGAAAAAGCTCACAGGGCAGCATAATCCGTTCACGTTAATGGGGGGCGGTTTATTCCACTTGGCGTTCGGCGCTATATTAACAGGTTCAGCTTTTGCTTCGGGTAGGAAATAAATGAATTTAGATGAAATAACCCAAACGTTAAAGCGCCACGAAGGAGTACGCCAGTACGCCTATAAATGCCCCGCAGGTTATTGGACCATAGGCGCAGGCCGCAACATTGATGAAAAGAGTGGCCGTGGATTGAGCGATGATGAAATAGACTACTTGTTACAGAATGATATAAAAATGTCTATAGACGAGCTGTCTGAAGCCTTTTCCTGGTTTGAAGAATCATCAGAGCAAATTCAAGGTGTGCTCGTCAATATGCATTTCAACATGGGGATGCCCACCCTGCGTAAATTTCGCAATATGCTAGATGCCATGGAGCGTAAAGAGTACAGCCGCGCAGCCGAAGAAATGATAGATAGCAACTGGGCTGATCAGGTAGGCAACCGCGCCTTAGAATTAGCTGACATAGTGCGTGATTCTTAAACAAGCCATTCACGCCACGCCTCACCCATGACGGCGGTGGCTAGGTTTATTTTCTTTCTTAGTGCTTTGACTATCTTTTCGTCGACGGTCTTCTCAGCCAGAATATCGATGTAGGTTACCCTATTTACCTGACCTATGCGGTGTGCCCGATCCTCGGACTGCATACGGACCTCAAGGTCATATGTGTTGGAATAGTATACTACGGTGGTTGCCTGTGTAAGAGTAAGCCCGTAGCCTCCCGTACGGACCTGACCAATGAAGAAGCGGCAGGGGTGGTTTGGGTCTTGGAAATTGGCAACAAGGCGCTGCCTGTCGTCGTCAGACGTTTCACCAAAGTATGTTCCATAGCTGTCGCTGCCGTATGTCTTTCCCAAGGCTTTGCTGATTTGCTTTATGTCGTAGATATAGTTGGCCCAGATTATGGCTTTACCGCTGGTTTCCTCTAAGATGGCAAGCAGCTCATCTATGCGATTGCTGGGTAGTTCTTTGAAGGTACCGTCGTCAAACTTGGCATAGCCGCACGTCACTTGCTGTAGACGCAATAGCTGCGTAATCACGTTTGTAGTTGTTATATCGCCGCCTTCTAGGGTTGCGATGGCCCACTTTTTAAGATCGGCGTACACCTCCTTTTGTTCCTTGGTTAATTGAACCGTGCGCCGTATATAGACTTTTTCCGGCAGGTCTAGGCAATGTTCCTTCAGCACCCTATAGCTGAATTTATTCAGGGTCTTGTTTAGTTCTTCAAGGTTCTGGTACCCCACCACCTGTTGAAACGAGTGCGTAGCAACTGACCGCTGCTGTATGATTGCGTACCGTGAGCGGAACGAGAAGTATGACGAATACCCTAGATACACAGGGTCGAGGAACTCGCACTGTGCATACAGGTCAAGCGGTGATTTGGTAACGGGCGACCCTGTTAATATTCGCCTGTATTTGGCTAAAAGGCTCAGTTTTAAAATGCTTTTGGTTCGCTTGGCCTTTGGGTTCTTGATGGTGGTGCTTTCGTCAACGGCCATAAGGGTCTTGTGTGCTTTCAAAAACTTCCCAGCAAACGCTGTGCCTTTCCTAGTGCTTAGTGCTTCAACGTTCATTATGAGGATTTTAAGGTCTTCGTTGGGATATTCAAATAGAGTATCCAGTATCCTTTGTTGCGTTTTGGTATTGGTGGGATTCCACACCACCATGTTAACCAGTATATGATCAGGCAAGTGGATTGGAAGTTCATTTACCTCCCAATTACGATAAACTCCCTTGGGCGCAATAATTAAAGCTGCGTTGATGTAACCGCGATCGTACAATACAGCTATGTTATCGATCAATACTTTAGATTTACCTGTGCCCATTTCCATGAACAAGGCGTATTCCTTACATTCCCACGATCTATTCAAAGCTGTACGTTGGTGATCATACGGCTTTGTTTTGAACGGATATATTAATTCTTCCACGCTTGTCTCCTTTCTGTTAATATTTTACCCTGTATAAAGGTACTGAACAAGCCATATAGTTAGTTTGAACAGTTCGAAGTATAGGGTGTTCCATCCAAGTGCTCTAATAGGCCAATATTCTAATAGGGTTTGCTAATAGTTCAATGTTTATAAGAGGTTAACCCCTATTAGATGGTTATTAGAAGTTTACATGGTAGCGTAGGCTCTTAAACGACGCGCGCGCGTTCTCCGCAGTTTACTTATGTTTTTCTACTCAGATTACTTTAGGCTTGTTTCCACCGCGCCAATAGGGTACATGGGTATAGCGCAAAACGCAGTAGAAAGAAGAAAGGTGAATGTATGACCGTGTATGCTGTTCAAGAAGAAGCCCCTGGGCAAAATATTCTTACGGCACGTGATTATGGCGACATTGTGTACTTGCTTCCTAGGGGGCAAGTTACCTTTAGTGCATCGCCTACGCTACAGCGTTTGAAACGTAAGCTGCGCGAATATTGTGACGAAGATTTCTTGCTTTTGATAGGTGACCCCGCTGCCATTGGTATGGCTACTGCGGTTGCAGGCGACTACAACCGTGGTCGTGTTCAATTTTTGAAATGGGACCGCCAGGAAAAGCAATACTACCCCATAAAGTGGGATTTACATGAGAAAGGAGAAGATAGTGTCTGACCTTGAATTAACAAAAACCTCACTAGCTGAGGTCATGGAAGGTTTTAGTAATTTAACCGAACATGAGTCACAGGAATTACGGGAGTTATGTGAGCGGTTGGTGCAGTTGCGTGATTTGGAAGAATTGGCAACGGATACATTAAAAAGTATCAAGGCTGCTTACCGTAAATACGCAAGGGAATTAGTGCCCGATGCTATGGATGAATTGGGCATGCAGTCATTAACCACTTCTAATGGTGTTGATATAACCATAAGTGATGACCTGCATGTGCATATATCTGAAGATAACAAGCCACAAGCGTTTACGTGGCTGCGCGACAATAACCATGAAGACATAATTAAAAATCAGGTGGTTGTGTCGTTTAACAGAAATGAAGATAACGTGGCCGGTGCCTTTTATAGCGATGCTATAGCCGGGGGCCATGATGTACAGCGTAAAGAAACAGTACACAATGGAACGTTACGGGGGTTTGTACGCGAAATGCGTAACAAGGGTATTCAGGTACCCGTAGAAACGTTTGGCGTTTACGAAGGACGTATTGCAAAAATCACCTCTTACAAGGGAGAATAACTTATGGCTAAAGAAGCCCAAGCCGTTCAAAAAACAGAAGAAGCTACCGCAATAATGCTTCCACAATTACAAGACTTGGTAACCACTGGTTTTGAAAACGTTGGTGTGGATGACACTGCAACACCGTTTTTGAAACTGCTGCAAAAAATGAGCCCAGAAACTGAAGAAGGCACCGCTGACTACATTGACGGGGCCAAGGCTGGCGGCATTTTAAATTCGGTAACCAAACAAACATACGAGGGCAACACAGGGGTCCACGTCGTACCTTGTACATTTAGGCGGGAGTATATTGAATGGGCACCCCGCGAGGCCAGCCAAGGCGCTCCTATCACACGGCATTCAGCCGCCAGCGATATACTGGCCAAAACCAGCCGCAGCCAGGATAATAAGGATGTATTGCCCAACGGCAATTATATCGAAAACACGGCACAGTGGTATGTGATATTGTTAAACGATACCCTTTCTGAATGGACACCAGCCATGGTTTCCATGAAAAGCACACAGTTAAAACGTGCGCGTAGTTGGATGTCCATGATACGGGAAAGCCGTTCCCCTGTTATGTTTTCCCATATGTATAAGCTCACATCTACCTTGGAGCAAAACAACAAGGGAAACTGGTATAGTTGGGTCATTAATCGTGGTGCCGCACTTGATATAAACTATGAAACAATGACTGGTGCACAAAAGGATTCAGAAATCTTCAAAGCGGCATATGACTTTGCCCTAGCTGTCAAGCAGGGCGAGGTTGATGCAACCGAACTACATGATGATGAGGTGCCGTTCTAATAGCTTGTAGAAAGAAGAAAGTGTGTCTGCTATTGAAAGATTTGCCACTGCCTTTACTGGGTTAGAACTGGCGTATTTGCGGCGACAAGATAACACTACTGGTTCGAAAAACAGTGGAAAAGTTGATAGCCGCTACAGCATAGTTCGTGAAACCCCAACCCGTCAAGTATTTGCGGAGCACCTATCGGAAGGTTCAGCGGGTATAGGCATTGTGCCTATACGTGAAGACGGCACCTGTTCGTGGGGCTGTATTGATGTTGATGAATACCCCATAGACTTACCCGCCATACAAAAACGTCTGCATGAATATAAACTGCCGTTCATTGTTAGTCGTTCTAAAAGCGGGGGTGCCCATCTTTTCCTATTTACGGATGACCCTGTTGATGCGTCGTTAATGCGTCGTAAGCTGTTTGAACTTTCAGCGGCCTTGGGGTATTCTCAAGGGGAAGTGTTTCCAAAACAGGAAAAGCTGCTGCTTGAGCGAGGCGATATTGGTAATGCCTTGAATTTGCCATATTGCTCGGCTGAAGCGTCAACACGGTATGCCCTTAAATCTGATGGTACCTCAGCAACATTAGACGAGTTCCTTGACCTAGTAGATAAAAACCGCTTAACGGAAATTGAGCTTGAAGACCTAGAAGTTATCATAAAGGATGTGTTGGAGGAGGCACCCCCATGCTTGCAGTATCTTTGTGAGCAGGGCTTTCCAAAGGGAACACGCAACAATGGGCTGTTCAACATTGGGGTTTATTTACGCAAGGCGTTTCAGGATACGTGGGAAGTTGAAATAGAAGAATACAACCGTCGTTACATGGACCCGCCTTTGCCGTCGTCAGAAGTGGTTGCGGTCATAAAGCAGCTACACAAAAAGGATTACGGGTACCGCTGCAAAGACCAGCCCATAATCAGTTATTGTGACGCAACAACGTGTAAGTCCAGGCGATTTGGCATAGGGCCAGCAGACTATACCCCCAGCTTTTCTAACCTATCGAAATTCAATAGCGACCCACCCTTGTGGTTCCTAACTGTTGGGGCTGATAGGCTGGTGCTGCAAACTGATGATTTGCAAAACCAAACCAAATTTCAACGGGCCTGTATGGAGGCCCTAAATATGATGCCCCCTAAGATGGGGGAGCGTGGGTGGCAGGCGTTGGTGCAGAAATTATTGGATAAGGTGGAAATAATTGATGTGCCGCAAGAAGTGTCCATACAGGGGCAGTTCCTTAACCTGTTGGAAACCTTTTGCACCGACCGCGCACAGGCGCAAACACGGGATGAATTATTGCTAGGTAAGCCGTGGACTAATGAAGAACGCACTTACTTCAGGTTAAAGGATTTC